TATCCATAGTCGTTGCCATCGAAGACCTTGACGACCACGTTGTGGTAGACAGGGTGCTGGAACACCGTAGCGAACGAACCATTGCCGAGCTTCTGCATGAGCTCCGTTTTCTTAAGTCGCTTGATGTAGTCATCAAGCTCCTCTTCGAACAGCGTCTGTACCTTCATGATCAACCAATCAGAAATGAAACGTTGCCCTTACCGATGAAGCCACCAAACTCCAGATCGATGATCGACTGCTTCAGTTCGGTCATGTCCTGACGAGCTTCCGAGATCAGCAGTTCGCCGTTGAGATTGATGGTGCCAGCAGCACCAGGAGTACCTGACGAGAACTTGGAACGGATCATGCCAAGCTGCATCTTGCATTCAGCGAGGGCCCAGTTCTGGATGAACTGCTTGCACCAACGGTCGAGCATGAGCTCCTGCTCAGTGCGCTCCATCTGGCACTCAAGAATGACCTTCTCAGTGCGCGAGATGCGGCGTGTCACCATCAGCTCGCGCGATGCCTCGTCCCATAGGAACGTAAAGTCACCGGCAAAGATGCGTTGGAAGTCCTCAGACAGTGAGCCCATCAAGTGGATAGACAGAATGTCGGTGTAACCGCTTGAGTAGTACTGGTTAAGGAAGGTCTGAAAGTAGACGTTCGAGTCCCAGTTGAGGGAGTTGGCACCAAGGATGTTGAGGCGGTGAATCTTGTCCACCTGCACGATACGGTCGGTGCGATCGGCAGCCGAGTTGAGATAGTAGACCTGCTGACCTTCAGTAACGGTGTAAAGGAGGTACTGCATGCGGTAGGCGGCATCGCTCCACATGCGGTAGTTGTCGAGCGCGTTGTCGATAGCGATGTTGAACTGCTCTTCCTTCAGCTCAACGCACTGTACTGGCCAGCCAAGCTGACCTTGCAGAACCTTGATGAGGCGCACGCGTTCATCATACGAGCCGTCGTTGCCGATGGCGATCTTGTCTGAGGTGGCGGTGCCTTGCTGATCGGTGTTGGCCTGAATCCAGGTGGTGCCTGTCCAAACATTGAGGACCTTCGTGGTCGTGTTGTAGAAGAGCTGGCCGACGTACGGTGTTGGCAGCAGCTCAGTTTCAACCGTCAAGTTGATGAAGGCTGGCGTGACAGGGCCGCCAATGAACAGCGAGTTGCTACGATCTGGAAATACCCATGCGCTGCCGTCCCAGTACTGGGCCCGGTTTGTCATGAAGTTCCAGTAGAAGTCGCCTACGTTTGGCGCTTCTGGAAGCATGATGCCGCTGCGCACCAGGCCGATTGGCACAAAGGCGGCTGCGTTGTTGCGAACCGTGAGATTGTCAGGCGTGCAAGCAACCCACTTCGCGCCGTCAAATAGCTTCAGCTGCGCGCCAATAGTGTAGAGGTACGTCTGACCAAGCAGACCCGGGTTGTTTGGTCCAACGAGAATGGAGTCGGTGCGCGTGAGAATCCACTGCGTACCTGTCCAGTACTGTACAGAGTTGAGTGCACGGTCAAAATAGCAGAAACCTGCCGCTGGATTCGTTGGCGGCTCAGCTAGAGATGGGATGTTGCCAGTGTAGGTTGAGCTGTCCTTCTCAACACGCGATGCCTCGAGCGGGTAGGACTGAATGCCGATCGGGTAGTACTGAAGAACGTTGGTCGATGGGTGAATCGACGCATAGTACAGCGTGTTGGCAACCGTGTTCGTGACGGTGACGGTAAACGACGAGGTACCAGTTGCGGTGTTCGCCACACCTGGCAGCGGTTGACCTAGAATCTTCGAGTAGAAGGCCACCACGTGGGCACCGTTGGTTCCCGAGATCGTATTGGCCGGCGCGGCCATGTCTGTGCTGGCGACGTACTGGGTGCCATCGGACGGGTAGTTGTCGCTGTTGATCGTCTTTTCTTGAAGAGTGATCACGGCGCCATCGACGGTATTGATGCTAGACGGATAGGTGACCGTCAGCAGGATCGTTGTCGGGGTGGGACGGGAGATGTCCAGCACGAACTGCCGAGCTTCGACCCATAGGTCGTGGGTTGTCTTTGCTGTGATGTCTGAGGTGGCCATGCAGGATCCGATGACGGTTATGCCAGGTCCTATTTATGGCGGCCACCCCACTCTCGCCCGGTAAATAGGCCATGACCTACCCACATGCACTTCACTGCTTCATGCCTGGCCACACGATTGATGCGATCATCAAGCTGAAAGGTCGCCAGGACCTCACCCCCGCTGAGATGGTTTTCCTTCGGAAGAAGTTCAACGAGCTGAACGGAGAACAGGCCATCCGACCCGGCATGACCTGTAAGATTCCACTCCCATACGATGGGGTGGAGAACGAAGGCGGTATCGACTAACGGCGCGCGATCAGGCCCTTCGCGTAGCTTTCCAGCAGCGAACCGCGGAGCGCGTTGAACCGTTCGATCTTGTCCTTCTGCCACTCGAACATCTGCTCACCAACCAGCGGCTTCGTCCAGATGACCGTCCACGTCAAGCAGTAGTCATCTACCGACTGGATGTAATCGTTGATGCCCTTGACATCCTTCAGCTCCGCCTGCGTGAAGGGCTCCTCCATCTGGTACTTTGAGATGAGGCAGCCCTCGTAGAGCTTCGCTGCCACGTTTACTGGTGCACGCACCCCGTCAGGGATCACCCGTGCATCAGCTACCAGGGTGGCGCATGAAAGCAAGCAGGCGATGAGCGTCTTCATTCTGCTACCGGTGCGCCCATCAGTGGCGTCACATCGTAGTCGACCTTGCCCGATCCGGGGGCAGGCGAAGAACAAAACTTCGCGTGGGCTGGGCAGTTGAAGCCGAGATGTGACTTCATACCAAGGGTACGAATCTCGTAGGCAGCTTCTTCTTCACACGGAGGGAAGCATGGTGCGGTGCATTTCATGCGAGAACCTTTCGAACGATCTTGGCTATGTTGGCTGCGTCGTCAGCGCCGTTGTGGTGACGGCCTTCCAGCTTCTCGTTGATCATGACGAGCATGCCTTGCATTCCCTTTTCCTTGCTGAGCTTGTACTTCAGGCCAAAGAGGGTCTTGATGTTGAAGTGGCGCATCTGTGCGAACATCGTTTGATCGCGGTTGATGCCGTAGATCATGCGCAGCGATCCACCGCCGTCGACGCCCAGCTTCACGCGGTCGTACTCGCCACACGAGAACCAGATGTGGTCCTTCGTCATGCCGTAGTCCTGCTGAATGGCCGCGAGGGTCGGCAGAATGTCGGCACCTTCATCAACAGCTTCCTGCGTCCAGCCCGTCAGGGTCGTGCAGAAGGGTGAGACCTTCGTGAAGCGCGGCTTCACCACGTAGGACGAGATGTCGTCGATCTTGCCGTTGCGAACGTCGAGCGTGCAGATGCCGATCTCGATGATCTCGTTGGGCATGCTGCCCTGCTCAGTGCGGGTTTCCCAGCAGGTGGCCTCGATGTCGACCACGAAAACCTTGTCCAGTCTTGCACCCATTACGTTCCCTTGTTTGTCATGATTTGATCTTCGTTGTACGCCTGGATGACGGCCCGTTCGGACATCAACTGAAGACGCTCGGTGTGGATGGACGCCAGTGTGGCACGGTACATCGCATGGGCTTCTTGGTAGTCCTGCGACGCGAACTGCTGGGCTCGCTTCATGCCCTCTTGCACGTGTTCACGCGCCATGCGTGCCAGGCAGAAGAGGCGACCCTCAATCCACTGTACGCGTTCGTCTGAAAAAGGAGACATCTTGCCCGCCCATTGCACGTTGAAACCATTTCGGAAGGTCGCGGTTGGTCCATCTTGCGAACCTTGCCTTCGACCCAACATAGAAGCGATGGTACGCTTCAACCACATCTTCATTCTTGTACTCCTCGGGCATCGCCTGCACGAAGGGCGTTTGTTGACCGCGCGGGATCTGCATCGGCGCGTAGCGAAGAAGCGGCTTCAGGGCCGCAGCGCTGTGAACCTTGCCGTAGCGATGCGTGTACTCGGTCAGCAGACCGTCGAACAGCATGAACATCCAGTGATAGTTCGCATCTGTCTCGCGTACCCACTTGGAGCAGGGATGCATCGCATGCGCTACCTGGTACATCTTTGTGTTCAGCACAATCCACTTGTAGACCCACATGCCGTCTTCATCAAGGTCGGCGTTGAGGTAGGACTGTTCGCCTTCGAAGAGCCAGAACTTCTTGGGCTTTCGGCGCCCAGCCTCGTCAACTGCGGTGACTTCCTTGGCATCCCACAGGCGATGAGCCGTGGACAGCATCTGGCCGTACTCGAGGATCATCTTGACGACGTGCTTGTCGCAGTGCTGCTCGGCAGCAGTGAAGGGGCAGGGATCGAGAACGAAGATGTTCACGCGAACTGCTCCTCGAGATGCTGCTTCAGCGTGATGGGCATGTCATCGAAGCCATGCCGCGCCATCAGATCATGACGATACTGGTCGTGATCGATGTAGACGAAGTCCTTGTCACGCAGAACCCAACGACCGCCAAACTGGTTGCCATTCGGCGTGTAACCTTCCTCACGCCGAATGTGATGATCTTCGGTTGAGACGTAGTGCTCGAGTTCGATTTCGATCAGACGAATCTTTATCATGAAGCCATTGTATCACAACGGCCATCAAAGTACAACGAAACGTGGGACTGTTACAACCTGACGAGGGCGTAGCCGGTGTAGGCTGCCGTGAATGTAACCTGAATCGTGTTGGCATTCACAAAGGTGATGTCGGACGGCATGATCATCTTGTAGACGCCACCGCCGGTATCCACGAAGAACTGGACCATCACGATGTACGGCGTGCTGGAGTTCAGGTTGTGGGTGATGTTGAATGGAACGTTGGCGACAGCCGAGAACGGAACCTTAGCTGAGGA